TTATGAAAGGGACATATCAGCAGTCAGACGGAACACGATTCGCCGGGCATTTGCCGAGGTGATCAGTGAGTTAAACGTCTCGGAAGAATCGGCAAGAAAATACTTTGAAGATGCCTTAGCGGGCCGCTATGAAACGGTTGAAGAAAAGCTGGTGGTCATCACAAAAAGCACGCAATGCCTTTATGGCTGCAGCGTCTGCGGCTTGCCGATTTCCAACTATAACAAAACTGGCACTTGTCAGATCTGCCGGGAGCGAGCCGAGAAAGGCAAGTGCCTTGACTGCAAGTGCATTGTGGCGAAAGGCAGCACCCGTTGTTTGTCGTGTGCCATGAAACGGCGGAACAGGCGAAAAGAACTAGAGCAGAAAAGGGCGGGAAAATGAGAGAACAGATTGAACAACTCAAGGCTGAAATAGCCGCACTTGAAGCGGCAAAAGAAGCCATGCAAAAGTTTGAGACAAAGATTGCCGAAATTGAAAAACAAGCAGATGATCCATGGAAGGAAGCCAAGCAACTAATCAGGTATTGGGGCAGAGATGATCTCATGCTTGACAATAATGGAAGACTCTTGCAGCAGGTGGCTTTGTATGTCCGCTATCTTGAGTTAAAGGCAAAGCAACTGGAAAATACCGCTATACCGGCTGAAGTGTTTCAGCGTGCAGCATTACAGCGGCGAATTAAGCACCAGCGGAGAGAGCTAAAGATGCTGAACAGAGGAATGCACAGACAGGCTCTTGAAATAAAATCATACGAACACATCAACAGTGACCTGCACCAAAATAAAGGCTATTTAATGGCGGAGATCGAGCGGTTGAGGAATAGGCTGGACGACCTTGAATGCCCAAACTGCGGCAATCAGCCGAAATTCTGCATGTGCGATGAGCATCCGGAGGCCAGCAATGCCGATCAAGCCTGAAGATATAACAAAAGAGCAGGCCGAACGATTCGCGGAACTCATGGATGCCGATTTCGGGCGGTTCCTGAATGATTACCAGGCAATCCCGATCGAAAAGATTGCCAACGCACTCATAGAGGCCGGGATTGTCAGCCCGCCGGTCTGGGCGGTACGCAACTTAAAAACAGGCAGACTGGCCTCTCATCCAATGACACGACTCAGAGATTTGGTTCCCGACAAAAGAGAGCCATTAGTAGATGGTTGGGAGTACGAACACTGGAAGGGGCAGACCGAATGAGCGACGCCATCAACCCCAACCACTACAAAAACCACCCGTCCGCCGTGGAATGCATCCAGATTACGGAACACATGAATTTCTGCCGTGGCAACGCTATCAAATACCTTTGGCGGGCGGGTGAAAAGGGCGATGCCATTGAGGATCTGAAAAAAGCACGTTGGTATGTAGATAGAGAAATTCAGCGGATTGAAAAAATGCGAGAATACGACAAATGACTATAACCCTATCAATCCTCGGTGCTGTGGCGTGTTTTACGTTGTCAGTCGTAATGGTGGTATTGGTCGTGAAGTATCTGCAAGCGATGAAACGGGGTAGATGATGTTTGACGAAGGTTTTATGAAATATTTTCCGGGGTCAAAACTGGTAGATATTGGCAAATGGATCAATGAATATGTAGTGGCAGAATTTCCAACTCCAATTCAATGTATTGAATTTAACTGGGTCAAATACAAAGAGCATTTTCTGCCAGCTTACACAATGAAAGTGACATTTCATCCGAGAAGCGATCTACCTGATTCAATGCAGTTTTTCGCCGATTTTATAGCAAGTCCGCTTAAATGTGATTTGCAGTACGTTGACGGTATTCGTGTTTTAAGTGACCCAAGAGAGTCGGCAAAACACATGAGGATTTCACCCATCTGGATTGCACGCCATCTGTCAAAGGCTGTCAGCGAACGTGGCAAGCAGATTGCAGAAATTGAGGCACAACCTTGAAACTTTCTTTTTTTGTCCCAGGCATCGCGTCGCCATCCGGCTCAAAGAAAGCCTTTGCCCACCCCAAAACGGGCAGAATCATTGTGATGGACACCGCCAAGCGTAAAACAAGCTGGCAGTCTATCGTATCGCTACATGCTCAGCAGGCCATGACTGACGCCGGGGCCAAGCTGACAAATGAAGCGGTGGCTATGACCATCGACTTCTATTTCCCTCGGCCCAAATGCCACTACGGCAGCGGCAGGAATGCGGCCAGGATTAAAGAGACCGCCCCGAAACACCACATCCAGAAACCCGACCTGACAAAGCTGATCAGATGCACGGAAGATGCACTGACCGGTATTGTCTATAAGGATGATTGTCAGGTGACGGAGAGATTCTGTCAGAAACATTGGTGCAATGTAAACGAGGCTCCGGGCGTCGAAATCACGCTGGAAGTTGTGCTATAATAGCACTATGCCGACCAAGAAATTCATCAACTTCCAGTACCGACACCCAGACCGACTCGTTACGCGGGTGGTGTCGGCTATTTGTAAAGATGACGGCAATTTCAGAATCTCAGAGATTTACGAAGAAGAGATAACACCGCTGAAGCGGTTCCATAAATGGGGCGAAATTAACGAGCCGGAAATCATTGATTTCCCAAACAAATAAAACTTTTTTTATTTGCGATTGCGGTAATTTTTTTTAGCGTTTAGTGTCAATATTTAATGGATTCGTTGTCAGAAGAATTATCTGAAGATCAAATTAACCGACGGGCCGAAGCGCAGGTCAGAGTGTACCTGGGCGGGCAGACGGTTGAACTGGTCGGTATGATGCCACCTGACGGCTGGCGAGAGTCAAGCCAGAAATCACCGTGCGGGGTCTGCGACAGTGGCAGGAGCCTTGAGAAGATCAAGCCCGCCATCTGCCTGAAATGTCTCAGGGCCGATAAGAAATTTGATGCGGTTCTGCAAGCTGCGGCAAGGTGGGAGCAACGCCAGTATGCACTCCAAAAGGTCATTAGCGAGGCACGCATCAAACGTAATGCAGAGATGCAGCGGCTGACCGGCAACAAGCGACGAAACAAGGGTGCCCAGCCGGGCCGCGGTGCGATTGAATCGATGGTTAATCTGCGGGGGCGGGTGGACTGGTGACAATATCGGTAGTTTCACCGATGATTGCACCGAAAAAAGCACCGTACTGAAATGGCAAACCTTAATCCTGACAGGTCAGGACTTCGACCACCTTGGAAGCCGGGCGAAAGCGGCAACCCAAAAGGCAGGCCCAAACGACCGGATATGAATGAGGCCCTTGATAGGGTTCTGGTTAATTCGCCAGATTTACTCGACAAGCTGGTTGAAGTTGGATTGAAACAAGCATTGGGTGGCGACTTTCGTTATTGGCAAGCCATCTACGACAGACTGAATGGCAAGGTTGCCGCAAGCGATCAATCAGGCGACACGTTAAACAACTACGATGATGACCCTGAGCCAGCCCCGGAACAGCTTGATTAAAGCTGGTTTATGGCAGTTTTTAGAGCGTGTCAGTCCGAATCATCAGTGGCATCCGAATCATCTTAAACTCTGCCGAAATCGGCTTGACCGAGTAACAAACGGCGAAATTACGCGATTGATGCTTTTCCTGCCACCACGGCACGGCAAAAGCGAACAATCAACGATTCATTACCCGGCCTATCGACTACTCCGCAACCAAACCATGCGGGTAATTGTCGGAGCCTATAATCACAGCCTCGCCTGCACATTCAGCCGACAAACACGGCGGCTCGTCAGTCGGTTCGGTTTTCAATTTGCCAACGATTCAAACAAACAGAATCAGTGGTCAAGTATCCACGGCGGCGGGTTGTATGCGGTCGGTGTCGGGTCAGGTGTAACGGGCTACGGTGCCGATCTGGTCGTTATCGATGACCCAGTGAAGAGCCGCCAAGAGGCTGAATCACCGACCTACCGGGCAAGAGTTCTCGACTGGTATCAAAACGACCTTTACACCCGCCTTCACCCCGGCGCGGCTATCGTGCTGATCATGACCCGCTGGCACTCGCTCGACCTTGCAGGCCAGTTGCTCGAAGAAGCAAATAACGGCGGTGAACGGTGGGACGTGGTGAGCCTGCCAGCGATTGCCGAAGAAGGTGATACGCTCGGCAGAGAGCCGGGGCAAGCACTCTGGCCAGATCGTTACAACGTCGCAGACTTTGACAGAATTAAAAAGGCCATTGGTTCTTATGCATTCTCAGCCCTCTATCAGCAGCGACCTAGCCCTAGATCTGGTGGCTTCTTCCGTCACGATTGGTTGCCTATTGTTGACGGGGGCAATAGCTCAGGGCTGGCTTGCCGCGCTTACGATACAGCGGCAACGCCGGGGGCGGGCGACTACACCTGCGGCGTCAGAATGTGCCGAATCGGTGATCGATACCGAATCTCCCACGTTGTACGAGGTCAATGGTCACCAGCCCAACGGCGAACCATCCAGCGACAAACAGCAGAGATAGACGGGCTTCAGACGATTGTTCACCTTGCTCAAGATCCCGGTGCCGCGGGTGTCGATCAGGTGGAACAGGACAAGATTAATCTGGCAGGGTTCGCGACTGTTTCAGCCCGGCCTACAGGTTCTAAAGAAGTGCGGGCCATGCCGTTCGCGGCAGCTTGTGAGGCTGGCCTTGTGGAGCTTGAGCGGGGCGACTGGAACAGGGCTTTCATCGATGAGCTTTGCAGCTTCCCGACTGGCCAGCATGATGACCAAGTGGACGCGGCAGCCGACGCTTTCAACTACCTGAGCAGAAACGGCTCTTTTCAGTGGTTTTCATGACGCAACCCTACAGCCTGCATACCGGCGATTGTCTGGACGTTCTCAAGACATTAGACGCTGAATCAATCGATGCGATTGTGACCGATCCGCCGTATGGGCTTGCTTTCATGAATAAAAAGTGGGACTACGATGTCCCGTCAACTGACATCTGGCAGGAGTGTTTGCGGGTACTGAAACCGGGTGGACATTTGCTGGCATTTGCCGGTACGCGAACGCAACACCGCATGGCGGTGCGGATTGAGGATGCGGGCTTTGAGATCCGGGACATGATCGCATGGGTTTACGGGTCGGGGTTTCCGAAGTCGCTGGACGTGAGCAAGGCGATTGACAAGGCGGCAGGGGCTGAGCGGGAGGTGGTGGGCACGAAAGACAACAAAGGCCGGTGTGCGGGCAATATCGCGTGTATTGGGCTCAACACAAATAAAGACGGAGATCCGCTTACCGCCCCCGCCACCCCCGAAGCCCAGCAGTGGGCCGGCTGGGGCACTGCGCTGAAGCCCGCCCTGGAGCCGATCACAATGGCCCGCAAACCGCTCACTGGCACAGTCGCAGCGAACGTACTCGAACACGGAACGGGCGGGCTGAATATCGATGGGTGTAGGGTGGAGATTGGAAACGAAAAATCTCCAACTGGAAGCGGTTCACCTGCTGGTTGGTGTATCAGTAACAGTGTAGGCAATGGCGGAAATGTCACCCCGGCCGCCGGCCGCTGGCCTGCCAATTTCATCCACGATGGCAGCGATGAGGTGACAGATTTAGTAGGTTCCGCCGCCCGTTTCTTCTACTGCCCGAAAGCAAGCAAGGCAGAGCGGGAAGCGGGATTAGATGGGATGGAATCAATCCATCGTGTTAATGGCAATAAATGGACTGATCAAGATTATCGGGTAACGAATGGCGAGCGGCCACCAACAGCCGAATCAGGGCCACGAACGAACCACCACCCGACCGTTAAACCTATCGATTTAATGGCCTATCTCTGCCGACTCATTACACCGCCGGGCGGCACCATACTTGACCCGTTTATGGGCAGCGGCTCAACGGGTGTTGCAGCCTTGCGTGAAGGGTTTAAATTCATCGGCATTGAATTGAATCCTGAATACGCTGAAATCGCACGAAAACGCATTGAAAACGAATTAAATAAAGCACCGCTATTTACAAATGCCTGATTACAACCCACTCAACTGGCTCCGCTCGAAAGCACTTCGCACGGGCGTTACCGCTGATTCTACTGAGATCGACGTATCGGCATGGTCAGTCGATGTGATCAACGCGTTAAGCGACGATTACGCCAATCTTGCCAGACCGTATTGTGACAACCCCGTCATTCGTGCCGCGATTGAAGCCATGCGGCGGAACGTCAGCAAGGCCATATTGCAGGTCGGCTACTTTGATGAGGAAGGCGGATTTGAGCCGGTTGACCATCCATTAATCCAGATCTGGAAAGAACCGGCACCAGGTGAGACTGAAAGCACGCTGGTTGAATTTATCTATCAACAGCTTTTGGAGGATGGCAACGCCTACGTACCTGCCATCTCTGACAGAGACACCCAGACGGGTGGCACGATCAGAGAACTTCAGCCAATCCCCTACAGTTGGCTTCAAGTGCCGAAATACGGGCAGGCCATCGGTGAAATCACCGAATATCCCTTTGTCGGCTTCGATGGTGGGCGGGGCTTCCAGTTCACGACACCTCGCATGCGGATGCTGCATTTCCGGGTCGGCAAGTCATCGACCACAGCCGCAAGGGGCCGTTCGCCGCTTGAGGCAGTGCGGGCAGAGTTGGCACTGATCAAGCTGACTGCAATCTATGAAACAACCATCTTGAGCCGATCGGGTGTCCCTTCTTGGCTGGTCAGTCTGACCGGCACCGGGGCGCAGATGATGACATCTGACAATATCGCGGTACTTCAGTCTGACATCAAGCGGGCTGTGTCTGGCAAGGGCGTCGGCAGGCCATTGATCTTCAAGGGTGGCGAGCTTGACATCAAAACGCCGGGATTCAGCCCGAAAGATTTATCCGTTCAAGAGATGACCGAAATTGCAGTGGCCCGTGTCTGCGGTGTCTTGGGCTGGTCGCCAATGTCGCTGAAACAACCCGACACGGGCAAAACATACAGCAACCTGATTGAAGCCAATCGGGCAAGCTGGAGGGACGCGATTATTCCATTCTTGGAACTGCTTTCAATGCAGCTTACAAGGCTGGTGCGAACGCTTCCCACCGGCTATGACGGCGCGATTGCTCAGCCTGATAGCATGCTAACTGTCAGGTTTGATACCAGTCAGATTGAAGAGTTAGCCGCAGATACGAAAGCCTTGTCAGATCGAGCCGTGGCCTTGTATCAATCCGGCCTGTTGTCGCTCAATGAGGCACGGCAGATCATGGGCTATGCCGAAATTGAATCACAGGACACGCCAGCCGAAGCGGCAGAAGATGTTGCAGAAGGTGAGGCTGAATAATGCCTGCCGGGAATTGCAACCTGACAATAGAGCAAGGGGCCACCTGGTCGCAGTCGATCCAGTATCAAACGGCTAACGGGACGAATATCAGCCTGTCGGGTTATACGATCCGCATGCAGGCCCGGCCAGCCTATACCGCCAATACGACACTTGACCTGTCGACCACCAACGGCAACATTACGATCACATCAGCCGCCAACGGCACTTTTACCTTGCAGCAGACAGCCGCCCAAACGGCTAATCTGACCGCTGGCAGTTACGTTTATGATCTTGAACTGGTCAAGCCTGACACCACGGTTGATCGGCTGCTTTATGGCACGCTCACTGTCACGCCGGAAGTCACGCGATAATGGCTGATATCATCGTTAGACAAGCGAACAGCACCAGCCTGACAATTCAGGCATCAAGCAATCAGGTGCTGGTGCGGCAACAGCCGAATAACACGGTGGTCGTACAGACGACCGGCAACAGCTATGTTCTGCCACCTGCCACCGCAAACACATTGGGCGGCATCATCGTTGGCGACAATCTGACGATCAACGCAAATGGCCTGTTGTCGGCTCAGGCGGGCGGTGTCAGCACGTTCAACAATCGTACGGGCAATGTGACGCTTACGGCGAATGATGTAACAACTATCGCCAATGATTTGTACGCCAAAGAATCAAGCCAGAACTTCATAAATTTAGGCGACGGCCTTGTTCCACTGCCAATCAGAGAAATTGGGCCTGTTGGAAATGCAACCGCTCCCTTATATGGCATAATTAGCAATCAGACAATTTCAACCCCAAATAACTATGGGCTAGGAAATGGCACCCATATTAATTTTATTGGATTAAGGTATGGTGGTGGCTTTGGTGGAAATCCTTACATTGCGAAATGGCATAAAAACACCAACGGGACTGAATCACAAACGGCACTTTATTTGGATTATGGGGTAAACTTTTCGGTTACAACATGGACCGCAAATGTATCACTTGTTAGTGATATTTACTTTTTCACCTCTTCAGCAGGATTGACTTTCGGGCTGACTACATCCACGCAGTTCACCAGCTTTGAAATGACAGCCGCCGATGGCGTGTTCTTTTACAGCGTTGCACAAGGTATCAATAACATCTCGCCGGGCTTCTTTGAGCTATTAACCAAAGGTGCTGCCGATAGGCTTTATCAACCGATCCGGCGGGTGAATTAATTATGAGTCAACCGCAAACGACAAAAGAACTGATCGATCAGCTAAAGGCTCAGGGCATGACTTTTGAGCAGATCATGATCGAACTGCAAAAACGCGGCATTAAGCTGGGAGGCCAGAAATAATGCCGTTTTCATCTTCAAAACATAAGGGCTACGTCAGCAACTACACCGGCAACGGTGTTCACTGCATTGGGGCGTTTGAATACTACCAGATCAATGATCCGACTGGAACGATTGACCCGCTAACCGGGCAAGTGCGAGTTGTGGACATTGCGACTCAGATCGGCTTCTATTCGTCAGACGATGCCGGGGCCAACTACTCTGAGATAGTCGTTAATAAGGGCAATCTGGCCCTTTCAGCCAATAACGCCACTCTCTCAAATGTCACAGTCTGGGGTACTGATTCGATACTAACACAAGGCCGGGGCGATGGACGCTATGTAACGCCCGCCAATCTGACCGCCTATCTGCCTTCCGCCAATTTCACTTATGCCAATATCGGCGGAACAATCCCGACAGCCACGAATACATCGCTCGGAGCGATCAAAGTAGGATCGAACCTGACCATATCTAACGGCACACTATCGGCAAGCATTCCGGCGGCTGGTTTTACCAATGGTGATACCTTGAACGGGGGGTCATACTGATGCCCACGTTTAACGGCACAATCGTTCTAAAAAGCAACGGCACTGCCGGAGCGGCCCCGGTCGCTGGTAATCTGACAAACGGCGAGATTGCCATCAATACCAAAGATGGGATCATCTACAGTAAAACGAGTGACACCGGCTATATTGTCAATTGGAATGGCACGATCAATTATCCAACTATTTCAGTAGATTATTTGGTCGTTGGCGGTGGCGGTGGCGGTGGGAACCATCAGACAAACGATGGTGGCGGTGGTGGTGGCGGTGCTGGCGGTTTATTGTCTGGATCTCGGTCAGTCAATCTTAGCGTAAACTACTCTCTGACTGTTGGTGGTGGTGGTGCTGGCGGCGCATCAGGTGCCGCAAACCAAGGCGCAAACGGCTCAAACTCCACATTCAGCAATCTTACAGCCATTGGCGGTGGTGGTGGCGGTGCGCCTGCCAGCGGAAGCGGTGGCAATCAAAACCCGTTTAACGGTCTTTCGGGCGGCTCAGGTGGCGGCAGTTCTAAAGCGGGTGTTCCCGGCAGCGGAACCTCTGGACAAGGTAATTCTGGGGGTCAGGGTAGTAATACAGCTTCGGTCTATGGGCCTGGTGGCGGTGGTGGCTCGTCACAAGCGGGTGGAGCAGGTTCTGGCACCGTTAACGGCTTTGGCGGCAACGGCACCAGTTCAAACATCACTGGCACGCCGACAACTTATGCGGGCGGTGGTGGTGGTGGCGCATACGCGGGAACTGCTGGCACTGGTGGATCTGGCGGCGGTGGTGCGGGCGGAGCCGTTAATTCTGCCGGAGCCAATGGCACAGCCAACACAGGCGGCGGCGGTGGTGGATCTGGCGGCCAGAATGCAACCACTGCCGGAAACGGCGGCAGTGGTATTGTGATCGTCCGCTTTCCGTCAACCAATAACATCACGATTGCAGCCGGATTGACTTACAGCAATACAACTGTCGGGGCAAACAAAGTCGTTTCATTTACGGCAGGAACAGGGAATATCAGTTTTTCATGAACAACGTCGATTATTACGCATTCCTTGACCAGTCAAACACCGTGATTGAAGTTATTGCGGGCGTGCAGCAGGCAGGCTCAACAACTAACTGGGAGACTTATTACAGCGAAGTTCGTGGCATTCCATGCAAGCGAACCACACTGGACGGATCATTCCGCAAGAATTACGCGGGAATCGGCTATAAATACAGCGCGGCCCTTGACGCTTTCATTCCGCCCAAGCCGGGGCCTGATGAATATTACACGCTTGACCAGCAGACATGCCGATGGAAGCTGACACCGGCAGGGTCTGTTGCCGTCACGTCAGATGCCATCAAGGCCCATTTCGACACGATTGCCAGACAGCGAGAATATGACAGTCTGCTGACCATCGACACATATAAAGGCTCAAATGTACCAAAATGGGCGGCAGAACACGCAGCATTCTTCGCTTGGCGTGATCAGTGCTGGCTTGTGGCCTATCAGATTCAGGCCGATGTTGCGGCTGGCTTACGACCCGTGCCAACGCCGGAACAAGTGATTAGTGAACTGCCTGTACTTGTGTGGCCATCATGAGCGATCAACCAAGCCAATCACCCCGTGAACTGGTCGAGCAGTTGAAAGCTCAGGGCCTGACGTTTGAGCAGATTGTGGCCGAACTCAAGAAACGCGGCATTAAGCTGGGGGGCCAGAAATGACAGATATCGTAGGGCAGATCAATAAGCAGCAGATCAGCAAAACGGTCAAGCGGGCCGCCCTTGCTGGCCTGCTGGCAATTCTGATTGTCGTTGAGGCCGATCTACCCGCCATTGTGGAAGCCACAACCCCGGCGGGCGTGGTGCTGGCCATTGTCATTAGCCAAGCGATCTCGTTTCTCAAGTCAGGCAAAGAAATAAAGGTCTGAACTGATGCAAGATGCAACAACAGACGACACCGGGCCGGGGATGTCACTTCTCCAGTCTGCTCTTTACGGCGTAGGTTCTATCTGGGGGGCGGCTTATGTCGTTAATCATCCAGTTGAGGAATCTATCATGCACCTGTTTGTCAGACTCATTCCGCAAATCCTGATCGGCATTGCCGCAGTGATTCAGGCCGTTATTGCTTATCGCAAGATGCAACAGGCCGAAAAAGCCAAGTAATTCTGTTCGATCCTCAGTCCCGGAAAGGCAGGTGATCTGTTGTTTGGTGAAATAGTGGTCATGTACGGTCTTCAGTGCCCATCAGGCGATTGCCCAAAAAACGTCCAAATTTCGCCCGTGGTTGCGTCGCCGGTGGCGATAGGTGAAATCTATCGACCGAACCCACTGCAACGCATCCTGCGCAAACGTGGGTCGGTTTACGCCGTTCCTGTTCTGATTCTTCCTGCCGAAACCAAGAAAGACGAGGTGAAGTGATGGCTCTTGACCCTGAGATTCAGACACAGCTTGATACGCTGGTTGCCGAGGTAACAAGCAAATTCGCAGCCGAAAAGCAGGCCGCTCTTGATGCTGCCAAGGTGGAAAGCGATGCGGCTATCGCATCCGCCAAGAAAGAAGGGCAGGGCGAGCTTTTGCTCACCTTAAAAAGTGCCTTCGGATTGCCTGTCTAAGGCCATCTTGTCGCTTGCCGCGTGCCTGTCTTTGTACTTTGGAAGTCAGAAGATCGGCACGTTAGGCGAAGCCACGCAGACAACGCCAGAGCCAATCAAACCGGCTTGGCTGACGCTTGTTTACGGATCCAAATCGATTGACTGGATCGGTGACGAAAAGATCATGGCCGCAGCTACCAGCCGAGGCCAGCGAATCAGCTTTATCAGTGCCGATGATGCCGCCCTAGAAAAGCTGCATTTAAAGCCAATGGTTCAGGCAGTCGGCACGCCTTGTCTCATCTTTCAAGGTGCTGACGGTCTAATTCAGCGGCTCGCGAAAGTGACCACGATTGACGAAGTTGTCAAACAGATTGAATCCATCAAAAATTAGTTGGCAAACGTAAACGGCAAAACAATCGACCTGACACCCACTGAGGGGATGCGGGCCGAGGCTGAACGATACCGGAAATGGAAGGCCGACGGTCGCCGTGGTGGAACCGACACCGCACGGCGGCGGGCCGACCAGATCCTGTCAGCAGGCGAATTGTCGCCAGATGTGGTCATCACCATGTCGGCATGGTTCGCACGCCATGAGGTTGACAAGCGGGCCACCGGCTTTCGACCTGGCGAAGCAGGCTATCCAAGCCCCGGCAGAGTGGCATGGGCGGCATGGGGCGGCGATGCGGGCAAAACGTGGGCAGACGCCAAAGCCAAAACCATCAAGCGTGCCCGTGGTGAATCAGTCAAAGCACGCCAGACACCGAAACAACTGCTGGACGCGATGCCGGACGGTGAACCGCTTTACCGTGCGGCCCGGTCGATTCTGCTGGCAATCGGCAAACAACAGATTGAAACATGGCGGCGGTTTATCGAGCCACCAAAGGCCAAAGAATTTAATCCGCTCGACCCGTTTGCTGGCAGTATCGAGATGGGCAACCGATTTATCCCGACGATTACGTCATACATCGACGAATCAGGCCGGGCGGCATTGGTAGAGCTTGACCAGCAGGACGCAGACGATTGGCTGGTGAAAGCTCCGCATGTCATTGATGCGGCACGAACGGCTACGCTGGATTTGTGCCAAGAGACGACAAACCAGTTTATTTTCGATCTCAATACGACACTTGACGGGATTCGTGAGGATATTGCCGAATCGATCAGAACCGGCGAAACGCTTGGCGATACGGTTGACCGGGTATCTCGATGGGTGGATGAAAACTCTCGCTGGCGTGCCCGTCGCATTGCTGTCACTGAATCAGCCAGAGCCTACAACCAAGGCCGATATGAGGCCACAAGGGGCCTGGATTTCGTGGCCGGTTATGAGTTGGTTCTATCGTCTGACGCCTGCCCACTCTGTCATGCGATTAAACGCCAATGCCCCGTGATTCGCAAAGATGGCACATTCGGCCAAAACGGCAAAAACGAAACGTATAAGAATCTGAAGTTTCCGCCATTTCATCCGGGCTGCCGCTGTACAACTGTTGTCGTGTTCGATGACGAAGTGCCAAAAGAATGGCCACGGCCCGTCAAGCCTGCTGATAACGGCTACATCCTGCCATCCGATGCCGACTTTGCCAACGCCATTGAGGGCGGTTATGAGTCAGTCGCCATCGGCAACGCCAAATCAATCAACGCCTTTATTTTGACTGAATAACAGGGCCTGACAAATGGAAAAACTCGTGAAGGCAGTCGAAACGACTGTCAACGGCAGCGGTGCAGGCTCGTTCAAGGGCTATGCCGCCCGCTTTCTCAACATTGACCGGCAGGGCGACATCATTCTGCCCGGTGCCTTTTCTGGTGCTATCCAAACATTTATGGACGATGGCGGCATGGTGCTTGCCGACCATGAAAACAAGACATCTGCTGTGATCGGCACATTGATCGATGCCCACGAAGACAGAAGCGGCCTGATGGTTGACGTCGCATTATCTGCCACGAAATCAGGGCAGGAAGTACGCCAATTACTTAAAGAAAAGGCATTGCGGAAAATGTCGATTAGTTTTTACGCCAAACGTCCGACACGCATCCCAGATTCAGCCATCCGCGAACTCTGGCAGAAATACAACTACAAGCCAAGCGACGCCCAGAAGCAGCTCGCCAAGTCAGGTGCGAACCTGATCAGTGAGGTGGCAGAGGTCTTGGAAGTCTCCATCGTGCCTATCCCCGCCAACCCCGGCGCGGAAGTGATTGCAGTCAAGTCTCACGACGACTGTGATACACCGGCATTACCACCCACTGGCTTTGTGCAAGTGGCCGGTCAGTTGCTCGATTTCACCGCTTTAGTCAAGCGATGCGAGCTTGCTGATCGTGTCATTTCTGATTTTCAATCGCCAAACCGGCGACATAAGTAAGGAGGCCATAACATGGCTTTGACAGAGACTCGCACGGCTTCGGCGATTGCTGAAGACCGTCTCCGACTGGCTGCGCAGGTTCAGGGCCTGCGTGACGAACTGGTTTCAGCCCCTGACGAAGTTCGGGCAGAGAAGTCTGCCGACTTGTCGAGCCTGATGGACCAGCTTGAACGCTGTGATTCCGAATATCAGTTGGCCGCATCGCTTGAGCGTGCGAACCAGATGATTGAAAAGATGGCACGTCAACCGAATCGGCCCGAACCGACCGTTTACGGGGCTAATGTCCAATATCAGCCCGCCCGTGTCTCTTACGATGGCCGCGTGCTGGATAATGGCGGGCTTGCCGATCCGTCTGACAAGTCGGCACTGGCATCACCTGAATATCATCAGGCTTTCAAGGCACTGATTCAGGCACGCGGTCGCATTGAACTGGTCAAGAGTTCAAGCCTGCGGAATATGCTGGAAGTGTACGGCAAGGGCGGCGACTTCGGTTTGCCCTCAAACGAGTTTTATATGCCCTTCAGTAAGGATATGACACTTGGCACCACCACCAACGGCACGAACACCGTTACGCCTGATTTCCGCTTTGATGTGGTTGTCGGCAGAACGGTTGCCCCTGTAATGACACGCATCTGTCGCGTCATTAACACAAATGTCAATCAGGTGACGTTCCCTCGTGATTCAAACACGAACAACATCACCACCGCGCCGCAGTATGGTACGACGTTCCGCCCGTTCATGGGTGAAACAGTCAATACCACGCTGTCAAAGATCGACACCGGCCCGTTCACCCAGTTAACGATTCCAGTTAACACCGGCACGATGTTTACTGACGTATCGGCTGATTTCTTCGCCGATGTGGCAGGCATCAGCAACTACATCCAGACAGAGGCCAGCAAGGCTTTTGCTGCTGTGGTTGATAATCAGGTCATTAACGGTGTGACCGCATCGACCGAAGCCGAAGGTGTGATTTCAAACAGTTCAGTCGGCATCACCAAAACGGCCAGCAATAACACGCTGGTTGCATCAAAGGTGATTGACGGCTTCTATGCCCTTGCTGACCAGTACGCGACGAACCTTTCATGGGTCATGCGTCGTGCGACTCATGGCAAGCTGGTTGCGTTGAATGACAGCACCAACAGAAGCCTTTTCTTAGGTTCTGCCGACTCTGGTTATGTGCAAGGTATTACGCCTTCCATCATGGGCCAGCCGGTTTACTTCAACGGCTTCGTGCCTGCATCGGGTGCATCAACGCCTAAGTCGATTGTCTTAGGTGATTTTAACGAATACATCCTGCTCTTGCGGCAGGGCTTTACCGTCGCGATTGATGAGGTGTCATTGGCCTATGCGAACCGCGTCCGCATCGCGGTCAAATACCGCTTTGGCGGTGCCGTGAGAGATCCGCGAGCCTTCCAGATTATTCAGGAACTCGTGTAAGTTTTGAGGGCGTGCCCCTCGCCGTTCCCGGTTGTCAGATGCTTCGGCAGCCGGGGGCGGTTTTCATCTTACTTTGTTTATCCACCTGAAATAAGACTACTGTACTATGCCTGCATATATAACACAAAACGAAGCGGCCTTATTTGCTGAAACGCTTGGCAGTGTGTCCGCCATGCGTGCCACTGTTTTACTCACTGCCGCATCGACCATGCTTGACCAGTTCACAGGGCGGACTTTTACAGGTGCCGAATTGACTGATAGCGTCAAGGCCGGTATTGCGATGTGTGCCGAATGGATGGCGACATCTAACCCGGCAGGCGGCACGATCATCAAAGAGAAAATCGGCGACTACGACGTCAATTATGCCACGCCTGAAGCGGGCAGCATCCCGGTTGCAATTCAGATGTTATGGGCACCTTATAAGATTGTGGCGGTAGGATGATTAAAGCATCGTTTACGCTCACATGGTCGGGCGGTGAATATTCTGTCAGGCTGCATCGCGAACTTGTCAAAGCCGTTCAGAAATCTGGCGAGATGGTTCAGCGAACGGCTGTTAAATCGCTGTCAGTGAGCGGTAAAGGCTCTGTGGCAAAGTCTGGCATTAATACGGTCACAGGTGCTGGCAACAAACTAATGCCGGTCACAACCAGAAAGCGGCAGGGTCGGGCTGGAATTGAGCGTAATGGCCAGATGGCAAAGATTACCGGCAGGACGCTGAAATACACAAAGAACGTCAAGCTCGGTAAATTGGTGGCCCATACAAATATCGTGACTGTCAACCGCGTTTATTGGTATGGCGAGCCGCTGCACAGATGGGTGCAAGCCTCACAGCCTGGCACGCCACCACACAAGCAGACTGGCAATCTTGCCCGTATTGTAGTTGAAAAGGTTCAGGGCGGTCTCAGGGCCAAAGTTGGGCCGAAACAAGGCTTGATTTATGCCAGAGTACAGGAGCTTGGCGGAAAAACAGGTTGGGGCATTCTACCCGCCCGCCCCTACATGCGGCCCGCGTTTGAAGCCAATCAGCAGGCTATTCTATTTCAATTCGCTCTTGCCGTTCAAAAGGCCGCGAAATGACGCTCCCACACTCCATCGAACTTCTGCCCAAATCGGCAGTGACCAGCAACATTGCAGGCTTTGGCTATAGCTACCCGACCACGGGGAGCAGCTATCGGGCATATGTACAACATCGGTCAGAGTCATTACAGGTCATTAATAACACGGGCGGCGTATCAACTGGCGTGGTCGTCTATGCCGATCCAGCCTGCCCGGCTGTGACATACGACCGATTCAATTTCAATGGCAACCAGTTTGAAATCACGGGCGTGATGCCACAATACACGCCTCGCGGCAATCATCACCTCAGAATAATGGCCGTGGAGCTTTCACAGAAATAATGCAATTATCAAACCGAATCACTGCCATTAAAACCGCATGGGCGGCAGCCATTCCCACCGTGCCGCTGTATTATCAACTGGCACCTGAAAACACCGTCTGCCCGTTTGCCGTGCTGCGTATTGGCCCGGTCACTCCCGGCGAGCAGGATGTAACCAATAAAGATTGGGAAGCCACCGCGACAATCGTGGCTTACGAAACAACGGACACCGCCATTTTGTCGCTAAATGATTCGATTGTGAATCTATTTGAACGTGGCAATATCAGCGGCTTTTACAGTTCAACCGTGCAATCGGCTGAAGTTGAATTTAACTACGGCGATCAGATGGCCGTCTGGTCAGCTTCTATTTCCGTTTCGCTTCTCTGGACTATCTAACAACTGAAAGGGGCTAACCATGCCAAAGATCGCATTCTATAACACGACGCTTTCATTTGCCGGTTCAAATATTGCCGTGTCGTCGGTGTCGCTTACCGACTCGGCAGAACTGGCGGATGTATCGGACACCGGCTCTGAATACGTTCAGCGGATCCGTGCCCTGCGTGATCGTCAGGCCACCGCAACGGTATATGCCACTGGCAACGCACCGCTAACCATCGGGGCAACTGGCAACCTCACCTGGTCGAGCAGCGGCGCACCGACATTTCCCGCCATCGTTGAATCCGTTCAATATGGCAATGCCGACATTAAAGGCGCGATTCCGATCACGATTACATTTCGCGGCAACGGGTCTTAATTTCATTTCATGAGGGGCAATTCATGAGCAAATTAACGGCACCGATTGAAACGGTTGAAATTGCAGGCCAGACGCTCCGCTTTGGTCGATTGACGCTAGGGGCAGCGGTTGAGCTTGAAGACTACTTACAGACGCTGCCAACGCCATTTGAGGCACTGGAAAACAGTAAGTCGCTTCAGCATATCGATGCTGAAATGCGTGAACGGCTGATTCAGGAGAAGTTGCAGCAGCTTCATTTTTGGCCGCCTGATGCGTTAAACGCTCTGGCAAGCTCGCAATTTCTGACCAGTGCGAAATTCGGCATGGCGTTTCTGGTCGCCATGATTACCGCTTACAACAGCCACATATCATCGACTGAAGCCCGTGAAATCGCTGCCAAAGCCAATCACGGCGATTTTATGAATGTTCACCGGATTGCGTTAGGGCTGAACGACCCAAAAGCACCAGCCGCAGGCGACCAACTGCCGATGCCGGGGGTGGCGACCGGATCACCTGGGGCCGAATCGTCGCTTGGCTGATGGCTGAAATGCACACCGGCTACCAGCAAGCCGTTTCAATGCCGGTTGTGACTGCATTTGACCTCATGAACCACCACGCCAGAAACAACGAAACGACACCATGAGTACAGTCGTCGGCAATCTTTCTGTCGAGCTTGGCATCTCTGATGATCAGCTACGCGCTGGCCTTGCGTCGGCAATGGCACAGGCTCAACAGGCTGGACAGCGAATCAGCAATAGCTTGAATCAGGCCGGATCGTCGTCATCAGGAAGGGCGGCGGGTGGTGGCTTTGGCGGCTTCGGGCTGGCAATCTCTCGAATGGCGGATGATGCTCAGTATGGCTTCCGTGGCATTATTAACAACATGGAGCAGTTAGGGGCCTCGGCTGCTGGTTCGCTGGGCATGTCGGCAGAAAAAGCGATGGCGTTTGGCTCAGTCCTCACCTTGACAGCCATTGCCGTTAATAATGCAATTCCTGAAATTGAAAAGCTGCTTGATACCCGCACCGGCTTTGAAAAACTTGCAACATCAGCAGCCGGTTTTTCAGGTTCGGTCAATACAAGTCTTGCGTCTGTCAAAGCATTGGCGGCAGAGACGGAAAAGCTAATGCAGCAGGATAAAACGTCTGGCCTGCAAGCGTTCTTTCAGCGTCAGGCGGCTGGCCTTTTTGGTGATAACGCGGTTGGCCGATTCTTCGGTATGACCGAACAGCAGCAGATTCAGGCCAATAAAGACGCTGGCCGCCAGATTATGCGGAATCAGATTGATCTCTCAATCAGCCAGCCACAAGCGGCACGAATGCAAGAGGCTTTAGCGGCAGGTGGTGGATTAATTTCAGCGGAGCGAAACAAGGCATCATTTGAAACTGATAAGACGATGGCGTCCATGTTTGGCGACGCAATTAAAGGGCAGGCAGAAACCGCAAAAATGGCCATTGAGCGGCAGTTAATGGCAGAAGGCGTTCAAGGCAATCAGGCCGAAATGGATGCACTCACCATGCTCGGCCAAGCGTCAAAGGGCGTCAAGTCAGCATTTGAAGAACTTGCACGCCGTGTTCCTGAATTGCAACTAACCGAAAAACTCAAGGCCGCAATGGAACAAAAGAGCATCGGTCAAGAGTTTGATCAGATGGTTAAGGATGAATTGGAGCGACAAAGCCTGCAAGCCAAAGCCGCCGGTATTGAGCGAAACATCAGCGACCTGGAACTCAGAAAACAACGTACAGAAATCATCGGAGCTTCTGACGTATTCAACCGTAATTTCAACGCTGCAACCAGCGATGACCCGACCGTCAAGGCTATCGAAAAGCAGACGGAAGATCTGCGAGAAATCATGCAGCAGATTAAGGAACTGAATTAATGGGTGCCCCTTCGGTTGCTTACAAGGTCAGTTACACCAGCCCGCCACGCTACAGCGGCAGCCGTGCCAATGGCCTGTCGGCTCAAGTTCGGTACAAAGTCGATTGGGCGAATGCGTTCACATTCGTTAATGACGTTCTGGGGGCCATAGATGGCTCGCCATGGGCTTTCCCTGCCTCGCCTAACCTGAAAGCCACCGAAGCCACCATCAACCCAATAGGGGTCAAATCTGGCGGCTCTGGTGATGGTACGACCGGCAGTGCGCCCGGTGAATACTTTGAAAAGGCTCACATTGACGTTACGTTCAATTCGCAGAGCCAGCAGGTCGGGGGTATGGATGTCAGCGGATCGGACACGATACCGGCCTTGCAATTCGACCAGACCAGCCCGGTTGAAATGAGTTCGTTCAATATCCAGTATTCACCACAGATGATCCGCATTCCGGGCGGTGCCTTGAAATGGTCAACAGCAACCGCAACGGGGGGGTTGCAAATAGTTCCATCAACCGTCAAAGACCCTTCATTATCCGGCGGCGAATATGTCCGCAAACCTTCATTTAATTTGAACATCACGCTGCATAACTGTCTTTATATCGACGCTGGAAATTTCGCGGATAAGGTCGGCAGAGTCAATGAATCGACCATGTGGGGCAACTGTGAACCGGAAAGCGTGCTACTTGATGGCGTATCTTCAACGCAACGATCATTGTCAAACGGCATAGTAATTCTGGATGTCACACTAAATTACAAATGGCAGAAAATCGGCTGGAATGTTGCGATGGGTTCAAATGGCGACCTCTATCGATACGTTAAACAAAACGGATCGACTGTTTATAGCAAAGGCGACATCAATCCGGCTTCTGTCATCCTGCCTTCCCAACGCTGGCGGCCAACTGCAATCTCTTGAGGCTAAACAATG